TGCTAGTGATCTTATGTCAAAGCCTGAAATAAGACAAGAAGAGACCAGAAATCAGGCAAACATGGTTAGTGCTCCATATGAAGAGGCCAATAGAAAAGCAGCAGAGAATACTAATCCAATGAATGCAGCATCACAAAATCCTGGTAAAGAATTCCTGATGGCCTACATAGGTAAATAAGATGTTACCAACTCCATTTCCTGGCAGTTATAGAAAACCATTAAGATCTAGGTTTGTTCCAGGGTATGCACCAGTTACACCAGCTTCCGGACCATTAGAACCAGATAATCCTAATGAACCAAAGGAGCCAATGCCTTTAAAAACAAGATTAGCAGAATTTTTATCACAAGTAGAGGGGATTTAAAATGGGAGATAATGACTTTCCGGCCATGATGGGCAACCAGCCAATAGGTTTCTTACAGCAATTTGTTAAAGGGAATAAGATGTACTCCCAGAAAGGAGATAATGTTCCAGCATTTACCAATACAATGGGATACTCACAGCAGATGGGAGGACCATTGATAGCACATGGTAGCCATGAACCTACTTTTACTTTTGATGGGATACCAAGATATAGCACTCAAGGATCTCATGACCCTAGAGAGCATAATGCACCAGTAGATCCAGCTGGTAATCCAATAGAAGAATTAAGACCAAAGGATAAAGATATACCTTTGATTAAAGCGAAGAAGATGCTCAAAGGTTTTATTGCTTAGAGTTTAGTTAATTTAAAATACTTATATAAAAAGAAAAATAGTAGATGTCACAAACAGAAGTACAGTTAATAAAAAATAATGCAGTTGTTACTGCTGATATTGCTGACGATCAAGTTACATTAGCTAAATTATCAGCTTCAGGAACACCATCTAGTTCAACATTTCTTAGAGGAGATAATACCTTCTCTGCATTATCTGGATTAGGTAAGCTTGTACAAATGAAGTCAGCTACTAGTAGTACTGATATAACTACATCTTCTGATGCTAATGTAACATCTGGATTAGAAATAACATTTACTCCCTCATCTGCGAGTAATATATGCCTTGCTATTACTCAAGGAGGTGCACAGCAGGGTCAAACTAATAATACCCGTGGGGCACAATCATTTTATATGGATGTAGGAGATGGTAATGGTAAACAATTCTATGGCTACATAGGAGCTTACCAATATAATACTGCTGCCTATGTTCCAAATTCTTCAATGATGGTGACAACTTTCGCTGGATACCCTGGTTCAGGCACTGTAACTGCTTGTCTTTATATAAGAGAGCAAGGAGGAAATGAGACATATACTTTACATGATAATGAAGGAGGTCTTTCAAATAATGTATTTTTTGTAGTTATGGAGATAGAACCATGAAATATAAAGAAAGACACGCACTTGTATCTCTTTGCCCTGGAGCACAGTGGGTTCTTATTGGTAAAAATCTTAATTGGTTAGATGATTCAAGAAATGATGCATTTTCAAAACCAACATGGGATGAAATTGATGCAAAAGTTGCAAGCTTAAATGCAGCAGAACCTATGAGATTACTTAGAGTTGAGAGAGATTCAAGATTGACAGCTTGCGATTGGACACAATCTAGAGATATAACTTTATCTAATGATGCAGATTGGAAAACCTATAGAAAGGCTTTAAGAGATTTACCTGCTTCCGCATCTCCTAAACTTGATAGTAAATATGAATTAGATTTAACATCTGTTACTTGGCCTACGAAACCAAGTTAAGAGATTAGTCAATTTAAAATAACTATATAAAAGATATCTTTATAAATACATGGGATACATAGGACCGTCCCCTAATCCTGGACAGAATAGGGAAGTAGATGATATATCTAGTGGATTTAATGGAAACACAGCTTCATTTACTTTACAGGTTAATGGGCAGAATGTTTCTCCAGGAAGCTCTAATGCAATAGTTGTTTCTCTTGGTGGTGTAATACAGAATCCTGGAAATGATTATACAGTTGCAGCAAGTACTATAACTTTCACAACTAACCCAGCCAGTGGCTTATCATTCTTTGGATTAGTTTTAGGACAGCAGATAGATACTGAAGGAACTGCAGATGGATCAATAACTTTAAGTAAATTTGTTAATGGAACTGCAGATAATGATGGTAAGTTTTTAAGAGCAAATAATGGTGCTATTCCTTCATTTGTATCACTACCAGTTACACCTATTCTTTCTTCTGTAACAGGCAGTATTATTGATGGTGCTGCAAGTACTTTAACTTTAGCTGGCTCAGGTTTTCTATCAGCTAATTTAGTTGTTAATTTCGTTCAATCTTCAGACAGTATAAATGCAAACGTGACTGTTACTCCTAGTAGTGACACGGCAGCTACAGTTGCAGTGCCATCAGCAGTACATGGTAGTGTCACAGCAGGTAATACAGTAACAATCAAAGTAACCAACAGTGATAGTAAAGAGTCAGGAACTGTAGACAAAACAGCAATTGCATTACCTTCTGGTGGAACTATTACAACAAGTGGTAGTTTTAGAATACATACCTTTACTTCTTCTGGAACATTTGTAAATACAATACCAAGTAATTCAGTAGAATATCTTGTAATTGCAGGCGGAGGTTCAGGTGGTAACTCAGAAAATTTCTCGGTCAGTGGATCTGGAGGAGGAGGTGCAGGTGGTTATAGATCTTCGGTATCAGGTGAAAGTTCTGGTGGTGGAGCATCTGTTGAATCTGCTCAGACACTTAGTGCTGCAAGTTTTACAGTAACAGTTGGTGGAGGAGGTTCATCACAAACTTCACACGCTAATGGTAATAACGGAAGCAACTCAGCATTTGCAGGTTCTAGCACAATCACTTCCCTTGGGGGCGGAGGCGGAGGTGGTGCTAGTAATAATGGAAGTAGCGGTGGCTCTGGTGGTGGAGGTGGTGATTCTAGTAACGGTGGTGCTGGTACTTCAGGTCAAGGTTTTGCTGGTGCTAATTTTCATTCAGGTGGCGAAAATATTGGTGGTGGCGGAGGTGGTGCTGGTGCAGCAGCTACTAATGCAACTGGCGGTGTTGGTGTTTCATCTTCTATTACTGGATCTGCTACATTTCGAGGAGGCGGAGGCGGTGGAGCTGGCCGAAACAATAGTAATGGTGGAGCTGGAGGCAACGGTGGAGGCGGAAGAGGTACAAATGGTGGTGAAACCGCTGGTATTGCTGGCACTGCAAATACTGGCGGAGGCGGAGGAGGAACAGGTCCTGCTAACGGAGGAACCTCTGGAGCTGGTGGATCAGGTATAGTTATATTGAGGTATGCAATCTAATGGCACATTACGCAAAAGTAACAGACGGTAAAGTAACTAGAGTAATAGTTGCAGAAGCAGAATTTTTTAAGACGTTTGTAGATGATTCTCCAGGTAACTGGATACAAACTTCTTACAACACAAGAGGTGGTATTCATTATCAACCTAATTCAGACACACCTAGTAGTGATCAATCAAAAGCATTAAGAAAAAATTATGCAGGTATCGGTTGGACATACGATTCTGAAAAAGATGCTTTTTATGAACCACAACCTTATGCTAGTTGGACATTAAATACAACTACTTGTTTGTGGGAACCTCCGATTGCAAAACCTACAGATGGTAAATCCTATAGATGGGATGAAACTTCTAAATCTTGGGTAGAAATTACTTAGAAATTAGATAAAGTAAAAAGAAAATAATTTAGCATGTTAATTAATGCGATTTGCTGGCATTTAGCCTTGCATTTGAGAGTAAGTAAAATATTATATGAACAGATGTTTGATCTATATGATCTCGAAGAGACCAATCATAGACTTCTTCTTATTTTCAAGATAGAAAAACCATTAAAAGAAGCATCAAAAGGTTCTTGGACGAATCTATTTGATGCATTAAAAGTAGCTAAATTATGATTTATTTTATAGCTTGTCCTCCAATCTATACATTACCTGGAACATGGAGTGATCCTGAGAAGATTGCCAGATGTAATGATACATTAATACCTCACGGACACTTAGGACAGGGAGCTGGTTTTGCAGTATTCCTTGGTCTTTGTCTCTTATCTCTGGTTGTATATGGAATCTATATGACTTTTGGATCTGGTGGTAAGAATCTTAAGGATGAAATAAAAGAACATGCAAGATTGCATGAATTAGGTATTGCCCACGGACATGAAGGTGGTGGAGATAGATTTAATTTGTCTAAAAAAGCTATGGAAAAAGATTATCCACAGCATAAACATAATTAAACCTCTAGGAGTCCATACATTCCTGCTATCGTACCTACGAGAACAAAAAATATAAACTCAAAGAGTGAATAATAGGGGCTGTAGAAGATTTGCTTCATGCGAAGACCACTGATCCAGCGTTGCTAAGTATGTAAGCAGCTATGAATAGTGTGAATAGTATGTGATTCATTAGTATCTTTGATATACAGGAGACATAACACCTCCATCTTTGTCATTATCGTCATCATCATTTAAGAGAAGTTCGATAAGTACGAGAACTCCTATGGGATATAGGCACCATAGGACTGCCAGTGTTGGAGTTAGCTCCCAGCTCATACAAAGCCAGGAATAATTTGACCAGTTGTTATATAAGCACCTACAAGAGCTATACAGCCAATGACTGCTGCAGCACCATTGATTCTTTCTGCTACAATTTTTTCTTTACTAGGGTTGTGTGATCTGATGTCCATTAGATAATACCTGGGATAAGTTGACCTGTTACTAAGTAGGTTCCACATAGGAACATGAATCCCATCATTGCTGGACGACCAATAGCTTTTTGAAAAATATCTTTATTGTTCATTAGAATACTCCTGGAATTATATTGCCTGTTGTTGCATATGCACCAATGAGAGCTATGAAACCAAGCATTGCCCAGCGTCCATTTACTTTCTCTGCATCTTCTGGATATCCTTTGTAGTTAGGATCGATTTGTGTTGACGGTTCTGTGCCATAAATGTTCTGACGCCCACCGCTTTCTGTAACCCGTGTCATGTTTGTAAAGTTTTGTAACATTTATTAATAATATTTTAAGCTACGCAATCCTACCTGTAGTGACAAATACTTATAAAGATTTTTTATGAATAAAATATTGCAAACTTATCAGTGCTTGCTACACTATGAGGGAAGGTTGAACAGCTTTCATAGTAAGTAATTCTTGGTTTTTGCCTAATAAGTTTAACTTTCTATGTTCACACCTGTGTCTCAAAAGTGGGTAAGTAGGATGACACCTCCTATTTACCCATTTTTATTGGAAAAGTAATCAAGCAGACAAGGTTCGTTATGCTTGGTTGCTTTTTTTTATTCTTCAGAAAATTTATAGTCTAAAATCATTGCATATAGGAGATTTTTCATACATTCATTGTGTCTCATATCCTCTTCAGATAGAAATATGTCTAGATTTTTTGCATGTTCATTATAAAATTCCGCATAAGTATATAAAAGTCTCACATCATCGATACTCAGTCTAAAATTTACTACCCAATTACCATCATCATCTAAATTATCACTCTTTACAAGGTTAGACATTCTGTTCTGATTCAGGAAGTATAGTTTCGTTGTGTAAATACTTGTTATCAGATCTTCTTATAGCTAATCCCTTGAATAAAGGCATACCTTTTTTAGTAAAGGTAATAATATTTGGCATATCTAACTGACTCTTACAACAATCTAAAAGTAACGAGATAAATCTTTTCTGTCCAACTGCTTTTGATCCTGTTGAATCACAATATTCACAGTAACTGGGATATAAATGAAAATTACTGTTGAAATATCTCTCTGACATATCCTTATCAGTGTTGGGAATCTTCTTACCAACTGGAACTACATTAGTTTCATCAGCTACAACCTCTGATTGAAGCCATTCAATGAGATTATTACTGGTAAGCATGATTGTATTGCGAACTCTTTTAAGACTTGGAGCTGCTTCATAGGTATCCAGTAGGTAACGACGCATTTCTTTCTCAGACATCTCCAGTACCCAGTTGATTAGTCCAGGCAAACATGGTTTCCATTCTCCAACGACACGACCTTTTTCTATTTTGATCATATCTTTGGCTTCTGAACTTTTGTCATATAATTTTCTGTTGAATTCTACAGTCAGACGACGACGTATCAAGCCACTGGTGTTGTCTGTTGTTTGTATGGGTTCATTAGCTGCCACCATAACCATTCCCATATAGACAAAAGGCTCTCCGATATTCTTCATCTTCTCTTCATAACGAAGATTATCTCCACCAGTTAATGCTTTAAATACCTGAGCAGATCCACCATATCTTTCTGAGTCATTAATAAGAGTCATTCTCTTACCTTTTATAGAAGATAATTCGAATCTTGATTGCTCTAATTGATTAAGAGTTGTACTGGCATAGTTACCTGCACCAACTAAAGCACAGCAAAGGTTGGCGAATGTGGATTTACCTCTACCACCTGGACCAATTATCTCCAGAAATCTTTGTAGTTCATGGCCATGTCCTACGAGGCAGGCACGTAACCATGCTCGAAGTACCTGGACTCTGGACTCATCATTATATTGTGTACGGAATATCCATTTGGTTATAGGACCGGGATCAATATTAGGATCATAATTAAAGTCGAGTCCCCATGTTATATAGTCTTCTTTATTGTGCTGTGTAAATTCACCTGTAGATACTTCTAAAACACCATTGGTAAATACAATTTTATCTGTACTGTCATTCCAATCAGTGCGACATATCTTTTGTTTTAAAAGTTCTACTACATCATTTACTAAATTGGAACTGAATCCAGCTGGTGTATAGGAACGATTGCAGGTAAGTTCATCTTGAATTACATGATTAAATTCTTTTCTATATTCTTCACGTCGCCAAAATCCTCTGTTAGGAATGTAATACATAAATGTATCAAAGCGTGGGTCATAACACCAACCTACAGACAGACACCATTCATGTAGTAGTTCAGAAATATCTGATGATGGAGGATTCTTAACTCTGCCATCTTTACTCTTACCACCTTTCTTTATAGGAGTCAGACCTAGTGCTTTAAATACAGGAGTCTCTGGTAGATCCTCTGGTGCTTCTTCATTTGTCATTGCCTGAAGCAGATTATCTAATAGATCCTGTTCACCTGCCTGAAGCTGTTCTGCTTTCTGTTTTAGATCATCTATAGAGAAGGCTGTATAACCTCCCAGATCAACCCATCCATCCTCTTTGGCCATAGCTCTAAGAGTTTTCATTCCTCTACCTTCTGGAGGATTGGGACCACCGGGTAGACGTTCGAAACTATCCCACTTCTCCTCACATATTCCTTGTTGGAATGAATTGGATTGAGCTGACCATTTTACCCAGGCAGGTAATAGTTCCTGTGATACTTGATGAAGTGACATACCAACAGCAAGCCATTCTTCATAGTCATCACATCTTCTTTTATCTAAGTGTTGTATATATTCTGTTGCTTCTTGAATTAATTGTTCCTGAGTGAACTGACTGTCCTCGTCATAATTTAATTCAATATGCTGACCAATAAAGGGAGATGGCTGATTAGTACGACGACGATATTTAGATGAGGGATAGGCATTCTTTATTGCTGTATATAACCACTCAGGTAGATCGGGAAGATCATTTGCATATTCGAACCCTCGCTGTGGTAAAGTTCTATAACCATCAGTGTCAGGATGTGCTCCCATGATGGCACCTTGTCTTGATCTCCAGAGGATTTCCCAAGGAGTCTTATCAAGTTTCAGTGTTGCCTTATCTGGTATTTCTTTTATACGATCTACTGGTACACGGAAGAGCATCCTAGACTTTCCTTTTTTACCACTGCTGATGGTTAATGTGGGAGGAAAGATTGCATCAATGGAACCACCACCTAGTTCTTCTATGGCTGGTATTGCTTCTTCACCATCGATGTCCACGAAGATGAGACCATATTGATTACAAAATTGACCACAAAGTAAACCAATACCTGTTGCTCTACCGGAGTCTAATTCTTTCTTGACTTCTGATAGTGTGAAGGGATTCTTTGTCCATCCAGGAATGTAGGCTTTCTTACCTTGTAGAGGAGTAAGTGGCCAATCATGAGGGATATATTCCGGCTTATTCTCTCCGGGATTTAAACTCTTATCTGGTTCTGGAGCTGCTAATGACACTATCTATTCCAATGAAGTTATGTGTGGGTCACGTAAGACTATCGTGCTTTAGCAAATACGCCAGTCGACTGTGATAAATGTAATGTAATGGATATAGATTTATCCTTTTGCCTTGTCTAAATCGACTACTTCCATTTCGATTTCCGGAATATTGTGGAATTCCTCATAATATTTATCTACACATTTCATCCACTTCTCTTTATACTTTTGTATTGTTCTTCCTTGGATAGCGAATACCTGATTTCTTTCTGTGGTTGAAACGATAATCATATGAATGTCAGGTTTGATTCCAATGGTATGTCTGATGCCAATATCATATGCAGCTAATTGCATGCAGCACTTTTGATATTTGATAAAACCTGCACGTCGCATACCATATTCTTCTCTGGGTGTATCAGGTCCAGGCCATCTGCCGAAGTACAATCCATTAGAAGTTTTTAAATCACCGAGAACAACTTTACCTTGGTATGTTGCGATGATGTCGGGAGCACCTGCCCATCCTCTTACTTCTGTTTCATGTGTTCCAGGTGACCATACTCTACTGATTCCATCACCACCTATGGTCCATTGGAAATCATCATTAGCTGGGTTCTCTGCCCAGATTACATTTTCAAATTTATCTAATTTTTCAGAGAGTCCATCCCAGAAAGGATCAACAACATCTTTGAGAAACTCTGGATCTTCATTTGCTTCATGCTCGAAAGATTTATCACCGAGTAAATAGTGTTCCATTCTTGAATGAACAGCAGTACCTCTTCGAGCTGCTTCTTCTTTTTTACCTGGATTCTTTTTGCTCCATCTTTCCAGTGCAGCTTTGCTTCCCTGAGTTGCACCTAGAATTGTTGTTACAGACGGTAAAGAACCGAAGGGTGTCTTGTAATGTCGGGAGCCATTTATTGTTAACCTTGTATCACCTTCTGATCTATATTGCACTTGGTAAGGATTGTTGTCCTTACTAGAGTACGGTGTACAAACTTTTGATTTTAATATTTCTTTCTCTAAGACTTCAGCATCAATGGTGACTGGAGACAAATTAGTTTATGCAATTGCCCAGATAGTAACTAGTAACTGAATTATGGCAAGGGTTTAATCACCTTCAACTTCAGGATGTTTAAAACAATCTTCTACATTAGATGCAAAAGACATGTTCTGATACTGACCAATCTTCTGTTGAATCTTACTGTAAAGTTCGAAACTTGTATTGATTGCATCTTCAGGTGAGAGCATGAGTTTTGAATTAGATAGTAGACCGGATGTTAAAATACATATCCCTAATTCCTGGGGGTGATTGAAGAAGGATCTTAATGACTTACCACCATCAGTAAATGATGAGATCAGATAAGCTATATCCTGTTCATAATTTCTTTCTTCTGCTTTAGCCATTTTCCTCCTGATCGTTGATGTGATACAAAGCGACATAATCTTTTTTTATAATAGTCTTTATAAGTCCTTCATCTTTAAGTGCAGATAAACGTCGGCTTATAGTTCTATGATTACGATCAAACTTTCTGGCGATTACTGTTATTGGTAGCAATACAATATGTTCACCCTGGAAGTTTGTAGATTCATCAAGGAGATATTCATATATACTCCAGGCTAGATCATCCATTAATGTGTTATTGAGATCTGTTTTCACTGATAATAATTATGTTAAGTGTACAAGTTTAGAATGCTTCTTCTAGTTTTTTTCCAATAAAGAATACCAGATTTAGCTTTATCTATATCAGTTGTCCAACACGGCTCTCCATCTTCTCTGCGTGGATAACGATAGAGCAACTGATCAGTGTTACCGTGTTTTAGATTTTTAATAATACAACCTTCGAATTCTATTGGTTCTAGTATTTCAGAAGGTTTACCTTTATACTTAATTTTTTTATCTGTCTTTGACATGAAAGTTCAATGTCGTACACCATTAAACTAACAAGACTTATCAGGCATTGCAATCCAAATCATCATGAGTAATTGTGATTTGACTTAGCTGCATTTCTAAATCTCTTTTTGCTTGGAAGTATCCATCAAGCCAGTCCTTGTTATAATCTTTGTTACCGTGGTAGGCGATGTGATTTAAACCCATTCTTTGCAAGATTTTTCTTTTGAATGGAGTTAGCATTTTGGTTAAGGTAGAGTTCAAGGTTGTAAAAATTTTACAAAGAGTAACTCCTTCCTACTAAAAAGCAAGAAGGAGTTGTGAAACCAAGATTAAATATAACTAACTAATTCTTGTTCTACGCTTGTAAGTTAATCTAGCTACTGGCATTAGCTCTGCACTGGCAGGAACATCAGGTAACTGTTGCTGTAGATCTTTCTTAAGTCTGTCTTTATCAGGGAGAACTTCTTCATCCTGTTTAATAACAGTGCCATCTGAGTTACGTGTTACTGTAACTGTCTTAGTAAGACCATATTTTTCTTTATCTTTATCAGTCCAGTACTCTAATTTTTCCTGAACTTTAGGACTGTTGTAAGAAATGGTAGCTTGATATTTATTACCATTTAGTTTGCTTTCAATGAGGTTAGTCTGGAAACAATATTTGATGAGATCAGCAATCATCTTGTGATTTTTCTTCCATCTTTCTCTTGCTTCTTTAATCTCTTGAAGTTCTTTGTCGAGTATCTCTACTCGTCTGTCACAATCTTTTAGTATTCCGATTATGTGATCTAACTTGTCAGCTCTACGATGAGTAAGATCTTCGATGTACTGTCGCATCTCTTCTCTTTCATCTTCAGCTACATCTGGCATATCTTTAAGTATGTCGATGTGTTGGATTGATTGAGATAATTCTCTGAATGATAGTTTGTCTGACATAATTAGGATCTTGATTTGGGATAAGAGGAACGATTCATCATAGCTTCTACGCTAGGAGAAAAGCGAATTAATTTGTATGGAGGATTCTGAGCCATAGCTCCTTCTAATACACTCCAGCAGTGACCGGTTGGCATACCAGAAGAATCACATAGATCCTTCTCTTTCCAACCATCTTTTGGCAACCACTCTCTAGTTACTTTTTCACCATCATTAGTAATCTTGTAGAGAATTTTTCTTCTACTGTGATCATGTTGGTAGATACATAAACGTGGACATTTAAATCCATATCTAGCTTGCACTAATTGTATATCAGTGAAGAGCAGTATCTGTTTTTCATACCATTTAATATGCTTGCAGCAAGGTTTGAAGTCAATATCAGGGCAATACTTTTTAAACTCTGCAGCTAGTTCATCTTCGTTTTCTTTCATGTATTGATAAGATCCACAGCTGCATGCTTTATCTACAGGAGTGATGAAGTAGATACGTTTTGTCCCATCTTTATCTGTTGATATTTTGAAGGGACGACCAAGAACTGGCATCAGTATCTTGTTGACTTCTGCTTCATGGTCAATAGCAGCGATAGGAACACCTGGAGATCTACCACCTTCCTGTGGTCGTTCTCTCCAGATCCTGTAGTCAAAGTAACTGGGCACACGAGTTCGATGTTCCCAGAAGTTTCTGATAACTTTGGACTTGTGAATACGTAGATCTTTACCTTCTACGTGTAATAAGACATGGTCATCATCGAATGTGATACCTTGAATGTCTTCTTCTAGAATGTCTTTTCCTACAGGATGTGTCTTGTAGAAAGTATCCATGATCCTTTTACGACCATAAATCATTTTTTGACCTTCATTTAAAATCTGAGTGGTAGTCATTTGTGCATAAAGGGTTCTTTAATTTTACTATTTTTTGGAGCTATAGCCAACAAACTGGCCATCTTTTTTACGTTTACGAATTGCAGCACCAGCTTCTGATCCTGCAGGTTGGCTACCATGAACCATTAAGGCAAATGGTTTATCGCCAAAGCAATGTGAATCATCATGGTCTACTTCTAGTCCACGATCTATAGCTTCTTGTTCGGTGTACACTACATAAGCTACACGTTTAAATACATCTGGATATTGAGGGATCATGTGATCCAGTCCCCCACCATGAGATGCTGTGAGATAAAAGTTGTCAGGGATCTCATTACGTAAATCAAACCAGTAGTTGAGAGATTTTGTGTAAGCATAGAACTTTTGTTTTGGTCTAGACTCTGCGACAAGCATCCATGCTTTCATGTAATGGCTCATCCAGAAGTCACCTGACTCGTGAATACGTATGAAATCTCTGTGAGGTTGCTTATCAAGGGAATCTAAAATCAGATTCCTGATAGGTAAGTAATATTTAGTCTTGGTTTCAGGGTTGTCTCTTACATAGAGATCTCTGGCTGCTTTGATAAGATCAAGATTGTACCACCTGGCATTACGTGTATTGGTATACATTGCTTCTTGCATAGCTGCATAGCAACGAAACTCTGGTGATTCACTGCAACCATGAGGGTTGTCAATGATCTTACCAGTATCACGTTGAGCAAAGGTATGACACTTACCAGCATGAGGACAGGTGTGTCCAGCTGGAAGGGAAAAGAGAAGACGGTCAGGTAACTTAGCATTACCTTTACCGAACTTAAGTAGTGGTAGATCGTACGCACTTTGGATTGTTGCAATAGTCATGATAACTCTTCCTCTTCTGTGAGTGTTGATTGTTTAACTACTTTGACATCATCGCCAAAGTCTGAATTGTAATAATCTATTGGTTCATTCATTACAATCTTTTCTGCTTCCTCTTTAGATGAGGCTTCAACTTTATAATCTTTGTAAAAAGATTGTCGTGTTGTCACATAATAAATTGTCATGGTTGTGCAGTAAGAATTAAAACTTTAGCTTGAATGAGATTCAACGTATCATTCTGAGCTGAATCAAGATTTGGTTTACGATTGTTTTTTAAATTAGTAATGATGTCATCTAATAGATAGAGTTCTTCTAAATTAAAATCTGTAAACTCTTCTAAACTGAGACCTTTGTAGTTGTCGTTTGTAATGTTCATTGGTTGTTAGCCTCCATAATTTGTTTTTCTTCTTTGGTTAGACATTCTTCATGGACACGATATGCACCATCAAAAAACTCTCTTTTAGTGTCATCTCCATAAACCATATCGGCAGTGATGTCTTCGTCACAATAAATTTTTTCATCGCAACGATCACACTCCCAGAAGTTACATTCAGGGCAGAGATATCCATCTCTACTTCCTAAATAATTACCTTCTTCATCCTCTACATCTTTATCAGCTGGTATGCGATTAACAAATCTACCACTACCAAAAGCTGTGCTTTGTAGGCAATCAACACAGTAGTCACCTATGTCTCCTGTTACAAGAGGATCGAGTTTTTTACATTGAAAGTTAGTCATTTAAAATCCTCCTCTTCCCATTCATCTATTGCATTATCTTTTCTTTTATTACTCCACTCTTTAGCTTCTTCTTCATCAACTTCCATTATGTCACTTAGCTCCCAGTCACCAGGAATGTTTCCATAGTTGTCTCTACCTATACCAACGTATCTTTCACCAGCTAAGATCTCATCATTTCTTTGTGCATGAATATCATCTTCTGTGATAGATTCTGGTACCTTCATGTAGAGTTCATAGCTACTCATTGATGTTGCTGTGACTCTATAGTATTTGTATTCAGTCATAGAAAAATCTCCA